TTAGATTTTTGGTCGTTATAGTGTAAAAATACTTGGGCACAATTATCACCTTGGAACTCTTCTCTCCAGTGCTCTAATTCCATACCTCTATAGACCAACATATCACCAGGTTTTAAATTAATAGATATACCTTTATTATTACTATTAACTGTAAATTTTTTACCATCAGGTATACCCACATTTTTCTTTGGCTCTAAATGTATTGGCCAAGGATCACCACCAAGATTAAGTGTTGTCGATATTTCACAACTAAATCTATCTTTGTGTCTGTGTAGGACATCACCAGGTTTATATATTCTTGCATAAGAATATGTAGGATATAATTTTAACCCTGTCTTTTTTTCCATAATGGGTAGAGTTCTCATCAACAAGGTCTCCATGGCTATATCTGCATAGTGAGAATATGTATTTGGAACTTGTGAATCATTCCATGTTTGAAAACTCATTTTTCATACTCCTCTCTTTTGATATTGCTGTTTCAACAACTTTTATATTCCAATGTATAAATCTAAATGGTTCTATTCCTGCATCCACTGCAAACTGATGTGGTACATAACCTGGAAAGATAATCATTGTTCCTGGTTTTGGTTTATAGTGTATTTGATTAGATGCTAATGTAATTTGTTCTGGATTTTTCGTAAACAGTTTTGTCATCTCTGCACCAGGTCTTGGATCGTGAAAGATAGGGTAAGATGTTTTTTCACTACACTTTAAAAAATAAAATCCTGATACATGTTGATTCCAATGAACATGAGTATCATGATGACCACCACCCTTTTCACTAAACTCTTGCACCCAAAATTCTGTAAAATGTAAACTATTGTTTTGTAAATTAAATCCTTGCCAGTCTAAAAACTCATAAGACCTTTGCCCTATAAATTGTACAAGATCTTTTATCTTAGGATCGTTTGAAAAACTTTCACTATGTTTCGATAAACCAAATGTGCCTATATCTTTTTTCCATTTAGGTGCACTCTTTAATTTATCTTTTAAAAGTTTTTCTGCTTTTTTAATATATTTATCTGTTACTTTAATTGCATTTTTAAGAAACATTGGTGCTTCTGCAATCCATACTGGTGTTTGAAAATAAAACGCAGATTTAAAATCTACATGTCCTTTTGGTTTTTGTGGTGTACTACTTCCGCCTTGTTCCATATTATTTAAAAGGATAGCCTAAATTCCATATGACTAAGCTATGCCTTACTCCTTTCGTTACTGGTTTAACTCTATGCCATACAAAGCTAGGAAATACAACCAAAGAGCCTTTTGGTAATATTTCAGTACACGCCCTAATGTTAGGTTTTTTATCAGGATCTAAATTCCTAAAGTCAAACTCTAACTCTCCACCTTTGTATTCTTTTGGATCTGTCAAACTAACTGTTACAGATAGTTTTCTAATTTTACCTTTTGTTGGACCTTCTTGCATATAAGGTTTATCCCAACTGTCACAATGCCAATCATAATACTGACCTTTTTTATATATT